AGCGCGGGTTGCCCGGAGAGAAGCGGAAGAAGCCGCAATCCGCAAGCGCAAGAAAATATTCGAGATCACAATCATCACACTGTTTTTTGTTCTCGGCTTGACTATCTTCGGCGCATTTGTTGCCTTGCTGATGCACCATCAGGGTAAACTATAATTTACTTGCAAAACACGCAACTTTGTGGTACAATAAAGGTATTTAGGGAGAGTTGCATGGAGCGCATGGTAATCGAAGCCCTCAAGCACAAGTATAAAGCCGAGAAGGCGGATGCGCTTGAGACATTTAAGACCTCCGACATTATGGAGGATATCGAAGATGCCCTGCACACGTGGAGCAAGGCCGACGACATGCTACACCGCATACACCTCATAGAGTGGGAAATCGAGTACGATGCCGAAGAAGAAGAGCCAACGCTCTTTGACAGCGTGGACTAAGCAGAAGTGGCGTACCAAGAGTGGGAAGCCGTCCACACAGGGTTCAAAGGCAACCGGGGAGCGATATCTACCGGAAAAGGCCATTAAGGCACTCTCCGCGAAGGAGTACGCTGCTACGACTCGCGCGAAGCGTAAAGCCACGAAGAAGGGTAAACAGGTTTCGAAGCAGCCTAAAAAGATAGCGAAGAAGACACGCGCGTATAGGAAGGTACGATAGTGGCTACTAAACTTGTTACAAAGTCAGTTGACCTGACCACGACGGGCCAGACGACGGTGTACACGGTGCCTGCTAATCACTCGTCTGTGGTTCAGGCTATTATTTTATCTAATACAGACTCGACTAACCGAAACATACTTATACAGAGAGTAGCCGGAGGGGTTACAACAAACATATTCGAGGCACGTGCCATATCGTCTAACTCCTCTGTAGCATTAGTGGACATGAATACTCCCCTATTTTTAGATGCGGGAGATGTTGTTAAGGCTACGGCAACAACCTCTAACACTATACTCGTAACCGTCTCTGTTGAGGAGCGGTACGATCCTAACAAGACATAAACAAGGGAGTAAATTATGTCTGCAAAATCTAACTATTTAGAAACCAAAATCTTAGACTACGTGCTTAGAGACACCGCTGACTGGGCACCGACTGCCGTGTATCTTTCTTTGCACACGTCAAGTCCGGGCGAAGCTGATGGTAACGAAATATCGGGCAACGGGTATTCTCGTAATCCAATTGCTTTCGACGCGGCCCACGCTAGTAACGGAACTGCTGCTAACAGTGACATAGAAACTTTCACTGCTAGTGGTGGTGATTTTGGCACAATTACGCACTTCGGAATTCACGACGCCTCGTCTGATGGAAATCTATTATACTACGGCGCATTGACAGCATCAAAGGCCATAGCTGATGGCGACACCCTGTCTTTTGCTGCAGGTTCGATTGTTATTACAGAGGCGTAAATTGTGGCCCTCGTCCTTGCTGATCGCGTAAAAGAAACGACCACTACCACAGGCACTGGCACATACACTTTGGCTGGTGCAGCTACTGGTTTTGAATCGTTCGCTTCGATTGGCAACGGAAATACCACCTACTACTGTTGTACAGACGGCACGGATTTTGAGGTGGGAGTCGGCACCTATACGTCTAGCGGCACTACTCTTGCCCGTACAACTATCCTCCAGTCTAGCAACAGCGACAACGCCGTCAGTTGGTCATCCGGTACGCGAGACATTTTTTGTACGCAGCCAGCCGAAAAGACCTCGTTTGTTGACAACTACACAGCAAATGCAACCCTTGCACCTTTTGTCACGGCTCTTGCGAATACTTCCGGCGGTGCATTTACGTTGACTCTACCGGCGTCTCCTCGTGTCAATGATGAGGTAATTATTCTTGACGCGGCTGGTACATTCGACACAAACAATCTTACGGTTGCACGTAATGGCAGCACAATACAGGGTGCATCATCAGACTTAGTTTGTGACGTTGAAAATGTTGCTATTAGGCTACACTATACCGGATCAGACTGGAGAGTGTTTGCTACTGTCGGTGCGGCAGGCAGTCCAGTGTCTGCGTTTAAAAATATAGCTGTTAGCGGTCAGAGTAATGTAGTTGCTGATTCGTCGGCAGACACGCTCACACTGGTTGCTGGCTCTAACATGACAATCACAACAGACGCGTCGGCTGATAGTGTTACTTTTGCAGCGAGTGGTGGTGGCAGCGTCGTTACACCCGGAACAGCATATTTTGATGCCTATTTGAATAGTGACGTAACTGTAGGTTCTGCAACTGCAACTGTTGCTTTTGATGCAATCAGGCAAAATGTCGGTTCTGCCTTTTCTTTAAGTTCTGGTGAAATAACCATCTCTGAAGCAGGCACCTACTGTGTAATGTATCAGGTCACTCTTGGTCAGACTGGCACATCAAGCAGGACAGAAGGGGAAACAGATTTGCAAAAAAAGGCAGCGGGTGGCTCATTCGCAAATGTCGATGGCACTGATGCAAGGTATTATATCAGAAATTCAAGTCAAGATGAGACCACAGGTTCTGCGTCAGCAATTCTAACCATTACAGCAAATGATGTCCTTAAGGTATTGGCGGGTAGGGTATCAGGCAGCGGCTCAGTGATAGCAAGAGCAGGCAGAAGCAGAATAACCATTTTTAGGATAGCGTAGTGACAAATTTATCTACAATTATTGCAGACAACAACGTGCTTACTGAAAGCAGCACAAATACTGTCACTAACAAGTCTATTGATGCAGGTCAGTTGACAGGCTCTGTGGCAATGGCACGATTGGGTAGTGGCACGGCTAGTTCCTCTACGTTTTTGCGCGGCGATGGTACGTTTGCCGCAGCCGGGTTGAATCACTTTACTGACAGTCAGGACACAACAGACCCACCAAACGGAACGATTCCTGTTAACGCTATTTCTGCATCAGGAACTGCAACAAATATAGACCTCTCTGCAAAGCCCAAAGGTACTGGCGCTATAACTAGAGATATAGCTGACAACGGCACTACCGGAGGTGAAAAACGAGGTGAGTATGCAGTAGACTTTCAAGGTCATCGTACTAATGCAAATAGAGTCGCAGCAGGTAATTACAGTTTTTTGGGGGGAGGCTCCACTAACGGCGCGTTTGCTCCTTACTCGGTAGTTTCGGGGGGCTATGGCAATTACACTCAGGCTAGCGCTGACTACTCGACCGTCGTTGGTGGCAGAGAAAATGATGCGACGGGAGATTATTCGATATCCGGGGGGCGTGGTGTAAGTGCTACTGGAAATTATTCTGTTGGTTTGGGCTATGATAATACCGCTTCTGGGACATACGCTGCAGCTTTAGGTTATTCGGGTACTGCAGACGGGAGTGCTTCAACAACAGTGGGCTACAACGCCGACGCTAAATTAAGATACTCAATTCTTTGCGTCGGAACTGATCAAGACCCCGGACTCGGCAACGTGCATCAAACATGCTTTCAGACACTGGCCGGTCAAACGGTAAGCACTGGCTCCTCTAACGACACGACGCAGTTGATGGCGCATGACACAAGCAGTGCAAACTATCAGTACATGAATAGAATTGATTCTAATCAGGCTTACGCTTTTAAGATACTGGTAGTGGGACGCATAGGAGGCGGGGGAACTCAAGCTGCGTGGGAAATAACAGGTTTAGTAGAAAGAACTTTTACTGCTGCTTTTGAGGGCACTCCCATTAAAACAGCAATAGCCGCGTCATCAGGTGCATCCGCATGGGACGCTAACGCAGTGATAGTCAGTAGTCAGGCGCTCGGAGTAGAGGTCACTAGCGGACCCGGTCAAACAGTATATTGGACAGCAAGCATATGGACCTCCGAAACAGATAACTAAAGGTTGTGAAAAAGCATGGCTCTCTTAATGAACGTCACAAGAACCGACATCGGCGTCGGGTTTTCAGAGGCGTACGCGCGAGTACACTCAGTGCAAGTGGTTAATCACCCACGTCGTGGCATCAGTGTCAACGTCGAAGTTCTCATCTACGCCACACAAACAGCAAGAACTGAAAAAGCTAATGCAGTGGCACGGGTAGGTGCGATTGTAGAGATGCCAAGCGGAGACTTCTTGCCGGGTATTTACGCAGCGTTGAAAAAGTTACCTGAATTTGAGGGGGCTATTGACTGTTAATTAGATGTTTGGCTTTTCTGCGTTTAGTGAAACCCCGTTTTCAGCAGAAGTTGTTGTTGCTGGCGGAACCACAAAAAGTGGTGCCGCATCCGTATCCGGCTCTGCTTCTGCTACTGCGACGGCGGCACTTTCTGCAGCAGGGGCAGCATCTGTCAGCGGCGCAGGCTCTGTATCTGCAACAGGAACGCTAACAGCCGCAGGGGTTGCAGCAGCAACTGGTTCTGCCTCTGTAACAGCCACCACTACACGCACCCAAGCAGCAGCCGCCAGCGTTAGTGGTTCAGCTTCCGTATCTGCAACAGGTACTCTTACGGCAACAGGCGTGGCGTCTGTCAGTGGCTCTGCCTCTGTATCCGGTAGCGTAACTGTCACAGCCGCAGGGGCCGCAACGGCTTCCGGTTCTGCCTCTGTCTCTGCATCTGGCACTCGCACTCGAACAGCAGGAGGAGGTGCTAGTGGTGTAGGCTCCGCATCTGCGTCGGGCGTACGTACTAGAATAGCAGCAGGTAGTGCCAGTGGCGCAGGTTCCGTAGCTGGTAGTGCAACTCTCACAGCCGCAGGTGCAGCATCTGTCAGCGGTGCGGGTTCTGTATCTGGCAGTGCAACTTTTACGGCTGCAGGTGCGGCCACTGCTTCCGGGTCCGCCTCTGTATCGGCAGTCGGCACACGGACTCAATTAGGAACAGCCGCTGCTAGTGGTTCCGCCTCTGTGTCCGCAAATGGGGCACTCACCGCAACAGGGGCAGCAAGTGCGGGTGGTGTTGGGTCCGTATCTTCGCCGGGTGCGGTTCTCGTCGCGACAGGTTCAGGAGGTGCAACAGGTTCTGCCACTGCGGCTGCGTCAGCCAGCGGTCTTCTCGTACAGGCAGCAGCAAGTGCTAACGGTGCGGCCTCTGTTTCTGCAGCGGGGTTACTCACCGCAAAGGGAGTTGCTAGTGCAGACGGCGCAGGCTCCGTATCTGCAACGCCAAAACTTCTTGCGGAGGGAGGGGCGGCTGTCAGTGGAGTCGGTTCTGTATCTGCAGCCGGAACCCTCACAGCAGAAGGCCAGATCAGTGCCGCCGGTGCGGCCTCTGTATCCGCAGCAGGAGAAATTGAAAAGGTAGGGGCGGGTAATGCTGACGGCTCTGCCTCTGTCTCTGCATCAGGAGCGTTAACAGCTACAGGTGCAATCAGTGTTAGCGGTGTAGGCTCCGTATCCGCAGCAGGGACACTCACCGCAACGGGGTCTGCCAGTGCCAACGGCGCAGGGTCTGTAGCCTCTCCTGATGCAACTCTCACTGCAAAAGGCGCAGCCAGCGTTACTGGTACGGCCAGTGCCTCTGCAGCAGGTGGGTTTGTTCTTGACGGAGCGGCTTCGATTGCAGGAGCGGCATCCGTAGCAGCAGCAGGAAACTTGCTTGCGAACGTATCCGCGACGAGTTCTGCTACATCATCCGCCAGTTCTTCTGGTGACTTAGTTGCAGATGGTGCGTCAGGCGTAACAGGTACAGCAACTGCATCCGGCGCGGCTGCACTCGTAGGAAAAGGAGTAGGAGCCGCATCTGGTGCAGCGACAGTCGTCGCAGATGGATTTCTTTCCTTCCGCTTCGATCCGGCCCTGTACAGTCGAGATCGTGTCGCATACGTCGATGCGGAATTTGATCGCACTATACACATCTTACAAGACAGTCAGCGCGTTGCGCTTGTTCGCAGAGAAACATCCCGAATAATATCTGTAGCGCAGCCTGAAAAAAGAGTAACACACGAGTCTGCAGTAATTAATCAAAATCGTATTACGTTTGTCGGTCAAGATGCCATGCGAGAAACGGCAATAAGAGAATCATCGGATCGTATCGTTTATGTTTTACAGGACAACCAGCGCACCACATTTGTTCGTAAAGAATCTACGCGAGAAGTATCAATTAGTGAACCAAAAGCACGGGTAATATTAGTGGCGCAGCCCGAAAAAAGATTAGCAAAGGTAGCATGACATGTCATTACGTTGGCCTGACAAAGACCCGGACGAACAGCTAGACTACACTGTAGACTGGTCTCGATATCTCGACCTAGACAGTGTGACCATAGCTTCTGTCGCATGGCGTTTTATACAGACGGACGGTACAGAGTCGAGTAGCTTATCTGCTTCGAGTACGTTTAACGGCATCACTGTAAACAGCGTTTCGAACACAACCACAACCGCGACTATCGTACTGTCTGGTGGCACTGCAAACATAGACAACAAACTTGTTTGTGAAATTACAACGAGTGCGTCATCTAAAACGAGTGCTGCTATCGTTACGAAACGAGTGATTAACTTGCGAGTGAGGGAGCGTAACTGATGCCGTACAACTATCTCGATATCGTCAACGAGGTTGGTAGACGCTTAAACGAAGTCGAACTAACTTCTTCGAATTTTTCTACTGCAAAGGGTTTTCACGGGACGATAAAAGATGCCGTCAACTCATCTGTCCACGACATAAATCAGTACTACCTCTACTGGCCTTACAACCACAACTCAGACGAAATTACGCTGGTTGCCGGGGAGACCCGTTACTCGTTCGCGGACGAGGCCAAGTATGTTGATTTCGATACTTTCCGAGTAAAGAGAGACACGAGCCTCAATGTAGGACGGGCGCGTAAGCTACGCAAAATTACCTACGTAGAATACATAGATCGTTACATCGATCAAGAAGACGAGACGGATACCTCGAAGGGTGGTGTTCCGGAATACGTTTTCCGTTCGCAGGATGGATACTTTGGCATCACACCAATGCCCGACAAGGCATACACAGTTGAGTACGAATATTTCCTACATCCCGTGAACCTGTCGCTGTTCGACGACGTGCCCTCCATACCTGAACCGTACAAGCACGTGATTGTCGATGGTGCCATGTACTACTGCTACATGTTCCGAGACAACATGGAGATGGCTTCGATCTCAAAGAACAAGTTTGAAGAAGGCATGAAAAACATGCGAAAGATACTTGTGAACGAGAACTACTATGTGAGGGCGACCTAAGATGCCGGATCGTTGGCAGACGTACCCCGTTGAGTTTCGAGGTGGTTTAATCAGTAATCTCAGCCCTTTGCAACACGGTAGTGCCGCTCCGGGTTCAGCGCGTACACTCATCAACTTCGAGCCATCTACAGAGGGTGGCTATCGACGTGTCGAGGGGTTCTCGAAGTTCAACTCGAACGAAGTCACCGGACAAAACAATATCTTAGGGATCACGTACTTTCGAGACAGAGCGATCACCGCACGTGATCAAACATCTGGCGATCCAAAGTTATTTGCCGCTGAATCCGGATCAGGAGCGTGGACAGACCTGTCAACATCCTTGACACTCGGCGCAAACACTAGCCGCGTACGTTTTTGTAAATACAACTTCGACGGTAACGACAAACTATTTATCGTAGACGGTATAGGCTATCCTTTGATACTTGCGGGTATTACTGCGTCCGATTTGAGCCAGCTTTCTACGCCGTCTGACTTGCAGGGTGCTACCCACGCAGTAGAGTTCAAGGAGCATATTTTTGCTGCAAAGGGTGAAAATCTCATTTTTTCTGCTCCCTATGAAGATGATGACTTTACAGCAGCTTCTGGTGGTGGTATAATCAACGTAGGTAGTACCGTAACTGATCTCATAGTCTTTCGTGAACAGCTTATTGTATTTTCGGAAGATCGCATCTTACGAATCGTTGGCAACAGCATTGCTGACTTTCAGTTGCAACCGATTACGGACAACATCGGCTGTGTTGTAAACGACACGGCGCAGGAGATATCAGGCGATGTCATCTTCTTGGGTCCGGACGGTTTACGCACGGTTGCCGGGACGGAACGTAACGAGGACTTTAACCTAGCATCAGTAACGAAGCCTGTACAGAAAGAAATCCTCGCTCTCACAACGAGCAGCACATCTTTCGCGTCTTTGACAATTCGAGAAAAGTCCCAGTACAGAATTCTGGGGTTCGCATCGACAACGACAGCAGAGGCTTCGAAGGGTATCATCGGCACCCAACTGCAAGGCGCACAGGGTGTAGAGTTAAACTGGTCCGAAATCACGGGGATCAAGGCGTTTGTTGCAGATTCGACATATACCGGCAAGACAGAGGTCATACTGTTTGGAAATGATGACGGATATGTGTATCAGATGGAGTCGGGGAACAGTTTCGACGGCTCGAATATCTCAGCCAGCTTTTCAACTCCGTACTTTCCTATTACGGACCCGCGAACACGCAAGAACGTCTATCGAGCTACTGTGTACACTGATCCGCAGGGGTCGGTCGATCTGGACTTCAATATCAAGTACGATCTCAGCGAGAGTGGGATCATCGAACCTCAAACAATTAGCTTGAGCAACGTCTCTAGTTCATCAGGAATCTTTGTTTTTGGTGATCCGGGAGCGACATACGGAACAGCAAAATACAGCGGAGAATCTCTCCAGTCTATTTTTGACACACAAACACAAGGCTCTGGCTTTACTGTGTCATTGCAATTTGAGTCGAGCGGTACAAGCCCCCCGTTCTCTCTCGACGCTGCAGTGATAGAGTACGGACAATATGGAAGAAGGTAATTAACTATGGCAGGTTATACTCGTAACGATACGACGAATCAGATTGCAGACGGCAACGTGATCAACGCTGCGCCTCTCGACGGTGAGTTCAATGCCATCGAGTCTGCGTTCAATGTATCCACTGGTCACACGCACGACGGCTCGACGACAGGAGATGGCGGACCTGTAAGTAAGCTCGGTCCTTCGCAGGAAACTGTTCAGTCAGCAAGCACCCTTGCAACCACCACAGACATCACTGTTGCAACCGACAAGTTCATTCAGTTCCGGGACAGCGGCTTGAAGATTCTGTCTAGTGCAGACGGTAAGCTAGACATCGACGCAGACACAGAGCTAGAGATGGTTGCGCCGACTGTTGACATCGACGCATCGACAGCCGTAACCATCGACACAGCAACCATGACTGTGACTGGTTCTGCGAACGTAACGGGTGATCTCGACGTTGACAACATCAACATCAACGGGAACGCCATCACCAGCACCGACACAAACGGTAACATCGCACTTACGCCCAACGGCACAGGTGAAGTAGACATCAGCAAGGTCGATATCGATGGCGGTGCAATCGACGCCGTAACTCTCGGCACGAACAGCGCAGTCACAGAAGCACAGGTTGATAACATCAACGTCAACGGCAACGCGATCACGTCTACTGACACAAACGGAAACATCGCACTCACCCCAAATGGCACTGGCGAAGTTGACATCAGTAAAGTAGATATTGCCGCTGGTGAGATTGATGGTGTAACTCTTGGAACGAACAGCGCCGTTACTGAAGCACAGATTGACAACATCAATATCAACGGCAATGCCATTATCAGTACCGACACAAACGGCAACATCTCTCTCACACCAAATGGCACTGGTGAAGTTGACATCAGTAAGGTAGACATTGCTGCCGGTGAGATTGACGGCGTGACTATCGGTACAAACTCCGCTGTAACGGACTTGCGCGTAGATAACATCAAGGTTGATGGCAACACCATCTCGTCCACCGACACGAACGGCAACGTCACGGTTGACCCAAATGGAAGCGGACAAATCAATCTGTCTGCAAACGTGGACGTGACCGGCACCGTCACCTTCGACGGTGGTACAACCTCTGCTGACCTGAACTTCGGCGACAACGACAAGGCCATCTTCGGTGCTGGCAATGACTTGCAGATTTATCACGATGGAACACATTCATATGTGCAAGACGCTGGCACAGGCGATCTGAGAATCTCAGGAAACAACGTCAATATCATGAACGGTGCTGCCACTGAGAACTACATCGTCTGCACCAACAACGGCAGCGTGGCTGTTAAGCACGACAATG